TCTTGTGTATTGTTTTCGTCTAAGTCATATTTATTGTCCTTGTTGCCATCTCTGTAAACTATCACATCTTTTTGTTGACACAATGCCTCATATTGACCTCTATGTTTTCTTATTTTATGTGATCCTATATATTGACCCTCTTTTAAATATGCAACGCCCTCTTTTCTCATTATGTTTTCTACCCAGTATTTACCAGCATCAGTTGTACAAGCATATCTGTGAAATTGCCATTGATCATTTTCGTCAATATAGCTTACAGTCATACAATCATCAAATTTGTTTGTAACTGTAATACCTGTTTCACTATTTCTAACACCTATAATATTTACATTATACAAACCTTTTTTAAAATACTTATAGCCTAATCTTTCAACAGCTTTTTGTATATCTTCTCTTGTATAACAAACTAAGTTTTTTTGACAACAACTCATAATCTAATATTTACACCTACTTTAATTGTTTTTAATTCTCTATCCCACCAACGTTGGTTAGTTAGCTCTGCAAACAACCCAAAGGTTTTCGTTATTCTTAATCCAAAGCTACCACCTAAACTGTAATCTATCCAGTCATCATTACCTACAAAAGTACCATAAGCGTATCTTTTATCTCCCTCAACTAATTTATGTTTAGGTAATACATTTCCGTATATGTGCATCCAGAAAGACTTTCTATAATGGTAAAAATCTAAACCTACAACAGCCGATACATCAGCAAAGCCACCTATAAGAGCCAACTGTTCTCTATTGTATCTGTTTACTAATCTACTATAAATACTATTTCTGTAATCTAAGTCTGAATAAGATATTAAGTTGTCGTTTTGGTCATACCAAAAATACTCAAAGCCTGTTTGTCCGTCTGAAAGCTCCCAGTTGTAAGGAATATCGTAGTGTCCATATTCATAACTTAAATACCACCAGTTATTATTTTCTAAATATTTTTGTATTGGATTATGTCCGTAAGCCTTGTCATAAGTTCTATACACTCCACCTAAGCTAATAGATAACTTTTTAGATATAGGTAGCCTTAATCTTACATCTGCACTTTTATAGTTTAGGTCTATAAGTTGGTTTTGGTTTACTTCTCCTTTAGCTATCCACCACTTCGCTAAGTACCTTATAAAGTACTGTTTATTCTCAAACTCTCTACCTTGTTGTATTCCTTTTTGATATTCAAATAAATACTCTAGTCCTTTAACATTTCCTATATTAGAGTTTATAGAATTGTTTTGTTCTGAGCCATCATAAAATCTTTCTTTATCCTCATAGCCAAAAAAAGCTAATTTTCTAAACCCTATTGTCCTTATTTCATCTGCTGGGTTTCTGCGTGTGGTTTCTATTAGATCACTGCTTTGTGTAACGTAAAATGTTTTTTGTGGTTGTATAGAGTTTGTTTGTGTGTATGCAGCATATAAAGTTGAATACTTAAATACTTTTTTTAGTATTTGTTCATTAACATTAATTGCAAAAAATAAAGCTATAAATATAAATCTCATTAGAATTGGTTGTTTAGTATGTTGTCTATTTCTTTTTTTATTATGTCGTTTGTGTCCTCTGGTAATTTTAAATTAATACCAGCTTCTATTTTTTTTACAAGCTCCCCATCATTATAAATGCAAATAGTAGGTATATAAACTATTTTATTTTTGTCAAATATCTTTGAGTGTTTACTCATATAGAATAAATGAGTATTATAACTCTTATACGCTTTTAGTGATATTTCACTACTTTTTGTGAACTCAGCACTAAACTGAACTATTGATATACCATCTTTATAATCTTGAGCTTGTAAGGTTAAACAAAATAAAAAAAATAAATATCTCATTTTTCTTTAGTTATCTCATACAATCTAGTTTCTAACAACTTAAGTGTTTCTTTCATTTCTTTTACATCTTCTTGAGTTGTCATAATAGTTTTACGTATTAATTCATCTTTATATCTAAACTCTGTTGAGGTTACTTCTGGCTGTGGCTCTGTCATAGCTAAAGCAATATCTGATTTTAATGTAAAGTATATTGTAGCTAGACTAACTGTAAAAGAAATAATAATACCTATTGTCTTTAAATCTAAAGTAAGTTTAGTGTTTTCGCTTAATTCTGTTGCCATTACATTTTTAGTTTTTCTAAAAAGCTATTCCACTTTAAAATTAACCATATTTTAAACTCTTCTATTTTATTAGCTAAGTATCTTAATCCTTTAATCATATTTTATAATTTATTTGTTTGATAATCTATTCCGAAAAAACTGTGTACACCATTACCATCTGTAACTGCAACTGCATATGACTTCCAACCATAAGGATGATCTTCTATATCTAGCCACATAATATCAGCGTGGTATTTATTGCTGAGTACTGCCTCTTGTTTATCGCTTCCCTCTTCTAGTACAATATTACCTAATCTAACAATAGCTATATATTTAGCTGTTAAGTTTTCTACCTTAGTGTCAAATTGCTCTTTATCGTTAAACTCGTATTTTGCCCACTTTTCCATTAAGTCATTATTACTTTTTTTACATTACCATTACTTACTGTGTAGGTTGTTGGTATGCTAGTTATTGTATTAGTTGTATCATTTGAAAATGTTTCTACTATTTGTGTAACACCTGTTGGAGTTGTAACACTACAAGTTTCTGCATTTCTAGTTGTAGAACCAGCTGCAATATTAGGTATGTAACTTGTTACAGTAGTGGACTGCTCGAATTGTAAACCCCAAATAAACATAGAACTTTCATCTCCTGTGTAACTTGCATCTGATGTACCTTGTTGTAATTGAACAAATACAACTCCAGAAGAACTACCACTAGCTACTGCTGTAAGACCTATTCTATACCAGCCATTTGGGTATGTTTCAAACAACTGTACGCTTCCTGTAACTGCTTGAGTGTCTAAATTAAAAGAGCCACTTACACCTAATAAACTACCAGCATTAATGAAAACAAATCTACTAGCACTATTTTTTTTAACAAACATACTTAAAGTATAACTACTACTACTTATTACTACAAGTGAATTACTTTGAAATTTATGTTTGCCTGTGCTTGTATCTTCTTTAAACTCCATAGCATTATATACTCCAGTTGGAGCTATTGCTTTGTTATTTGTTAGAGTTGCACCTGTCAAAGTTTTACCAGTAGATAATTCAGAGTATGTGTGTGAATTTGTACTAGCCGATTCTAGTAATAAATTAGGACAATCGCTATTTAACCAATTTAATCTTTGTACATTTGTTACAACTGTTTCTATTAAATTATCCTTATTAACTTTTGTGGCTTCGCCAGTTCTAGCAAATGTAAAATCCCCACTACCATTATTAGGCAATATAGAAAATACTTTTGCTGTATTATATCCACTAGGTATTAAAGCTAATTTAGGGTTGCTCATCTTCTTTTGGTAAACTTTAGTTAAGTATTTTTATAATTTGTTATTTGCATTTAAGCGTTTTCTAAAGCTGTTACTTTAGCTGATAAGTCTTGAATTGCTTTAACAAGTACAGGAATTAATCTTCCGTAAGTTGCTTCAAGCTTTTCAGGATTAGAATTATACACTAATTGCGTAAACTCATTATCTACTGATTGAAGTTCTTGTGCAATAAATCCAATATCTTTTTTACCTTTATTACTACTAAAAAATTCTTCTCCATCTTTGTTTGTTTCTGCTCTGTTATCCCAGACAAATTTTCTTGGTTTTAAAGAATCAACAAAATCTAATCCATAAGGCAAATCCTCAATACTTGTTTTATCTCTTTCATCTGATAATGCTGTTATGCTTGTTACTTGACACCTCAAAGCTGAAACACTTGAGTTCCCTAAAGTTACTTCATTTGAAGCAGAGGTAGAGCTTTCGATTGCAGAATAACCAACATTTGTAACATTAGAGCCATTACCACTAGATCTACCAGTTGAACCACCTAAAGAAGTCCTTTGAAATCCGCTAACTGTTCCATCGTCTGCTTGATAACCTATTGCAGTATTCTGAGCAGCAAAAGTTTGATTTTGAGATGATAATGCCTCGTAACCTATTGCAGTGTTTCTATCTCCACTTGTTTCTGCACCTAAAGCACCATATCCAACAGCTACATTATCATTTCCATCAAGGTTAGCATCCATAGCAGTTGATCCTATTACTACGTTGTCATTACCAGTAGTTAAAGCATTTGCAGCTCCCTCTCCTAAAACTGTGTTATTTGCTGGGTTACCACTTAAACCACTTGGAACATTAGAAACATACACCGAAGTACCATCAACTAAACAGTCAGAAAGACCATTTAAGTCTGATGCACCACCGCCACCAGTCAAGTTAGTTGGTGTTATTCTAACATTGTCTGTTCCGTCATAACCTACCACGAAATCAACATCAGACGCTGAGGTTTTTAAATCAAATTCACTAAATTTTTTATTTGCCATTTTTTTATTTTTATGTTGTATTTAATATTATATATTCGTTTTGTTCTGTTAAAAGGAAATCTCCATTTTCTGCTAATATTTCACTAAATTCTGTTGGATCAACAAACTGCTCATATACATTACCCCAGCCTATGGTGTTGTCAATAGCACCTTGACCCCAGTAAGTAGTTTCATAAATTTTACCAAATCCCATTTATTTATTTTTATATGTTTTGTAGCATATCGCTACTGCTTGCTCTCTATTGTATTCCTTTTTCATTTCTGCTACACACCGAATCATAAAATCTTTCTGCTTCTCTTTCGCTTTTGGTTTTGGTATCGGCATCTATGTAATGTTTTAATTTAATTATGTTTGTTTCTTTTACTTTATATTTCATAAAACCCACCCTTTAAAGGTTGTATCTGTGTCTGGACTTATGTCCTCATCTGTGTTAGTGTTATACTCTGGAAATAAATCATTGTGAAAACTTAAATAATCTACTAATCTTGTTGAATAGTAATTAGCGTACTCTCTAGCTTTTGCTACTAAATAATCTACTTCGTTTTTATTAACTGTTTCTGATTGCTCACTTGTACCTTTTAAAACTCCTTTTCCTGTAATTTTATAAGCTGCAAATGGGATATAATTCATCTGCGCAAACCAAATTAAACAGGGTTGAATATATGAATTTGTTAAAGTCAAATAATTACCAGCTAAATTACCAGCAACAATATGACCACTTATTTTGTTGTATAAGTCTGTACCTAATAAATTCTGAATATCTATCTGTTGAGCTACCTTAATAAATTGTATAAATTTATCTGTGTCGGTATTTCCGTCAATTATAGAATTTTTTACTAAATCTGTTCTATTTATAAATAATGCTGTCGCCATAATTAATTCTTAAATCCTATTTTATTCCAATATGCAGCAGTATAGCCTTTATATGGCATATCTTTAGGAGCAACTGGTACTTTTTGAGCGTTTGCCTCTGGTTTAAAACCTCTTGATCTTGCCTCTGTTGTTGTAATTGCATCTCCTAAACCTTTTGCACCATCTTTGCGTACATATGTTTTTCTTAACCATTTATGCTGACATCTAGCACCACCTTTGTAAAGCCAGATAGAATAAGTGTTACTTCCACCTTTACCAAAACCAGCATTGACTACTTTGTCATCCATAGAAATAATATCCTCTTTACGATAAACCTTTTTAGCATCTACCATTTTTTTACAAAACTTTCTTGAGTTTGCACTATATCTTTGTGGAGAATACATATATCTTACTAAAAATGTATTACCCTCCTCAGCTTCTTGTTTGCTTTCTCCATCTTGTTCACTTTCTCTAAATGGTGTAGCTTTACCTGTGCTTACAAACTCCCATATTTTAGCTAGTGTGCTTTTTTCTTTTGGTTTGTTTAAGTCAGTTATAACCTCGTCTAAGCCATCTTCTTCTTCATAGTTTACCTCTCGTTCGTCCATTACGTCAAAGTCGCTTAAAAGCTCTGTTTCGTCTTGTCCTAAGTCAATTAAAGCATCTGCTATTTCAATACCTAAATCTTCTGGTAATTCTTTAGCTAACTTTACTCCTGTTTCTTCTTCTTTTGTTTCTTCGTCCTCTACGTTCTCTAAGTCTGTGAACTCTAGTGGTTGTAAGGTCTTAAAGTATAGTTTTAAGGCAATATTATTGTAAGCTAGTATATCATCAAAAGCATCTATCAAAAGGTGCTGAAATGGTCTTATAACTGTGTTATCCATTAAGGTACTTGCAGTTTTTAATTCCTCTGCGTTGTTTCCTAATCCTGTACTGTCTTTAATACCTAAAAGCATAGGGCTAACTACCCTGTGTGCTACCATTATCTTTTTACTACTTTCGTCTGATAAGAATTGGTATTGGTTATGTGCATCACTTAACTGTATAGGCTCTATTTGTGCAGCACTCTCGGCATTGTCGTTAAAAGCTAGTATAAATTTACCAGCATTGCTACTACCACTAAACTTTTGATATATTCTATTCTCTAGCATTTGTCGTTCCTCAGCGTTTGGAGTTCCGTTGTTAAAGTTAATTAGCATACTTGGAGCTAAACCATTAAGTATGTTATTTAAGTGATAGTTGCTTATTTCTTCTTCTAGCTCACTATATTGCAAACCACCCTGATAGTCTGGGCTACTATAATACTTATATCCAGCTCTGTAAGGCTTAACGTATAGTATTTCTATGTTTTCTTTAGAAAATCCAAAAGCTGGTATTCTTTTTAATTGTGTGCTTTGTTTTACCTTAGACCAATTATCAGAATAATAGTACGCCTCAATCTCACCTTTAGAATTGCACTTCTCAGCTCTTAGGTTTTCTACTGGTATGTGTTCTACTTGTGCAACACTCTTTCTGTCTTTGCTGTATATTACTTGCATAGAACATTGACCCATAAGTTTCAAATCATAGCATAGCTTTCTTACACAATCTTTGTGAAACAAAGTAATCATTTTAGCGTATGCTTCTGGCTTTTTACTAGAATCTAAAGCATCTAATCCTTTTCCATAAATCATTTGGCTTACACCATTAATGATAGCGTTGTTTGTTGGACTTCCGTTGTATCGGTCTATTAAGTACCCAAAATAATTATTATCACTTCCATAAGCTACCCATTTTTTGTTAGATTTCTCTACAATCTCTGGACTGGTGTAAGTGCTTAAATTAACTATTCTTAAATCATTCATAATATAATGTAATCGTTATCAAAGCTATCCTCTGTGGTGTATTCTCCACTATTTACAGAATAGTAATCATTGTTAGTTTGGTTTACTGTCTGGTCTGTACAAAACACTTTGTCTTTGTATATAACAGCAGCACCATTTTTTACTTCTAAGGTATAAAAATCACCCTCAGTTAAAGTACCAAAAGCAGCAACAAAAGACATATAATTTCCATCTGTTGATCCTGTTGGTGTAATACTTACATTAGTTCCTGTGCTTTCACTTGTTAGATTTACAGTAATCGCACCATTAATAAATTGACGAGGTATAACCTTGAAAGTCTTATCGCCATTAGTTCCTATTAACTTCATACTAATATATAAACAAATATAAAATATTTTGCATAAAAAAAGCCACCCCCTTTGAGATGGCTATTTCTATTTATGTCGTCAACCAAAACAGACATAGGACAAATATATAAAATATTTTTTAATTATCCTAAGCTGGTGTAATTGGCGTAGCAGAATTTACATCTGGCTCAGTACAGAAGAACGGAGGAAATACCTCTGTTGCAACTGCTGTTAACGTAAACCCTTGTAAATCTGCTGGAGCTGCACCACTTACGATTGTACCCCCAGTAATTTCTGCACCATTATCTCTACCCATTAGTAAACGTTTTGTATTACCTGCACCATCTGGGTACAATTCTATAACGTAATGCGCTCTACCTCTGTTAAGAAGTTTTATTTCTTCTTGTGTAGCCACGTCTAAAACTTGAAAAGTTACATTTAAAGTACTTTCGTAAAAAGTAGTACCATTCTCTCTTGATGAGTTTACTACTGTTTCTAAAGATGATTGCCCACCTTTTACCTCAAACTTAAAAAACTCGGCTGAGTTATCAGTTGGTAAGGTTATAGTACCACTTGAATCGCCTAAAGCAGCTACAACAGCACTAAAATCTAAGATGTAAATATTTTTAATTCCAGCAAAGGCAGTCTTACATCCAACCCCTCTACCTTTTGTTATTGCACAAGCCATATTTTATAATTTAATAAAAAAGGGTAGGCAGTTTTGCCCACCCTCTTTATGTTAGTTAATTGTTTTTATTAATCGTAAAGAACTACGTCAGCACCAACACCGATTTGCACACCAGCAGTATATCGCATAACGATACGCACATTCATACTTCCATCGTTCTCAGCCATATCAATAACTCTTACTTCGTTTCTGTCATCTAATAGACCTGTTCCAAAGAATAAGTTAGATTGTCTTGCAGCCATTGCACAGTTATCTCTTAAACCACTTGTTGGGTATAAATCAACACCATCAAAAGATACTGATCCTCCTTGATACCACATATGTGATTGAGCATCTACACCAGAGTTAGTAGCAGCAAATCCACCTAAAGCTCTTACATAAGCCTTAAACATATTTTGAGATATATATATTTTCAAATCCTCAGCTCCATATACTCCAGATGGAATAGCATCAACGATTTTTCCAAGCTCAGTAACAACATTTGCAGATGTTACAGTAGTTCCTGTTACATCATTTACAGTACCATCAGCTAAAGCTAATGCTCTGAATCCGTCAAAGTTGTCAGCACCACTAGCACCATCCCAAATTGAAGTTTCAGTACTAGAAGCAACCTCAGCAGCGACTCTTGAAATTACAAAATCACTAAATAGTGGAGGTAAGTTATCAAATGCAGAATATCCCATTTGAGCAGCTTCCCAGTCAGAGTGAAGTGTTTTCTTGCAAATGTCAAGGTTTACTTGTAACTCTTTTGGAGTAAGCACCTTTTCTGTTAAAGCCAAACTTGAAGTAGATGTATCGAAATCACAACTTGCTCCTTTAATTAAGTTTGAGAAAGCTCCTACTTTCATAGCAGCCTTGTATTTGATGTTTGGTAATACTGTAATAGCACCATCATCTATTGTTTTCGCAGCTAATAAACTTGCAGCTATATATTTTCCAGCAAATTCTCCAGCATACGAGCTAGTAATTGTTACACTCATTTGTTTTATTTTTAGTTATTAATATTAATTATTCTTTGCATTACTCTATCAGCTATACTTGGCTTTCTGTTTTTACCAAATTTATAGCCATCATTATTTTTTGTATTAGCCTCTGGATTTGCCATAATTGGCTCAGCAGCTGGTTTATTAAGTTCCTCTTGTACTTCTTCTGGTACTTCGCTCAACTCTGTTTTTTCGTGTTTAGCTAGTTCCTCAGTCATAAGATTCCCTAAATCATCAGCACTCATTTCTTCCTTTGGCTCTAACATAGCTTTGATCTCTTCAATCATTTCTTTAACCTCAGCTAGTTCTCTTTTAGTAGCATACATATCTTCTTCTTCTTCTTCTTTTGCTTCTACTTCTTCCCCAGTTTTAATTTCAGCAATAATCCCCTCTTCTGCTACTACTAACATACGACCATCTTCCATTTCGTATTCTCCTACTGGTACAGCTACTTTTTCATCTTCTGTTACAATAAAGATTTCTTTACCAGCTTCAAACGCTTCTGCCTCAAGGACAGTTCCGTTTTCTAACGTCTGTTGTTCTAGCTTAACTTCTTCGGATAAGCCTACAACTTCTTTGATTTTACTAATCATATCATTTGTATTCATATTAATATATAATGTTTAAAAATTAATTTTGCATTTTTACTCTGATGTTTTTCCTATTCCTTGCGCTCTAAGGCTACCATCACAACACTCTATCTTGTAAGTGTTATCTTCACATAGACATCCTCTACGTCCACCTTTAGGACTTGTTTTACTTGGTGTTATAAATCTTTTTATTAGCTTTCTCATTTTATTGGAATACAATTAGGTACTAACTTCCCATTTTTCATTTTCATTCCGTATTGCTCATATCCAGCAGTACAAGGTTTTTTTAGATTGTGTTGTTCGCAAGGCATATACCAAGTCTTACCCTCAAACTCGTGTGTATGGTATTTATCACACCCTATATCTTGTGCAGCTTTTATAGCAAGTTCTTTAGTTGCATAAGCTAATCTATCATCAATAATAGCCATAGTATCACTAACAACTTCACTTGCTAACTCTAATACACCTAATTCTTTTAGTTTGCTTTCTGCCCAACGTTTACCAGCTTTACCACCCCATAGTAAATATGAAATAGTACCACACGCTTTAGTATCTCCTTCATCGTAGTACTCCTCTGCTCTTGACAAATAAGAGTACATACGTTTTATTGTTTCTTCGCTTATCGCTTTACCTTGTGCTAATTGTTGCGCTCTTACTTTTCCTACTTGTGTTGCACACTTGTTATTAACTTTTTCGTTTAGCTCTAAACCTTTCTTTGCATTATTTTTAACACCACTTGGATAATCAGAGTAACTTTCTAAAGTTGTCTTTTTACCACTACTATATCTTTTATCATTTTTAATAATAGCCTTTACTTGAGCTAATAAATACTCTGCTTCTTGTTGATCTAAGTCTTGTAATAGTTTATCACTACTAAAATCCTTAATTGGCTCTTTAGGTCGTTCCATTTTATCAGCGAAGTAACCCTCTATGCTAAACCCTTTTACTTTTCCTGTTTTTACAAACTCTTGCCATATTTGCTCATTGTTTACTTTTACAGCACCTACCCAAGTACCAAGTGGTAAATCCATACCATACTTTACACTTTTATCGTGTACCTTATCTTCTACTATCCAAGATTCTACTAAACTAAGTCCGTTTAACTGATACTGGTGTTCTAAGGTTGAGTTGTTTTGTTTGCCTTGCATTAAGTACATTTGTGAGGCTTTTAAGACAGTATCTTTTGAGAAATATATATAGTACTCATCTTCTCCGTTACGTCTGTATATAGGCTTATTTGGTATAAGCAACGCACCCATTAAAATACGCTTTTCATTATCTACCTCTGCAAGTTTAAACTCTTGTGATTTAAGAGCAATAAAATCTTCTTCTATTGCTGGGTTTTCTACTACACTTATAGCTTCTATCCCTATTTCTTGATCTTCGTCTAATATTAGTTCTACTATTCGCATATTAATATATAATAGTTTTTATTTTTTTTTGTATTTATAATGTTGCTCCCTCTACTATGTTATTCTCTAGGCTCTGTGCTGTTGTTACATCATTAGATACTACAAATGCCTGTACAGGTTGCTGTGTCTGCCCTCCTATTGCATCAGCTAGTTGGTTAGTATCACTTGCACCTACTATATTAAACTGTGGAGGTTGAGCTATTGTACCATCTGCACCCCCTCCTCCAGTAGAAGCAGAAGTGTTTGCACCTTTAACTTTTGGAATTTGAACAGAAGCAATTTTTTTAACATTTTTTAAGCCATTTGATAAAATAGCAGCTGCATTGGCAAACTTTAAAGCAGTTTCAAAAGGTGTAACTGTTTTAGCTGCTAAGGCATCTGATACCCCCCTATATGTGTTTATAGTTGCACTTGCAATAGCTAAACCCTTACCAGCAGCTGTTTGTTCTCCAGCAATAGCACCGAGTTGATTTAAAGCATTTTCAGTATCTTGAAAAGTTTTAATTTTTGCATCTGCTTCTAATTTTGCAATTTTATCTTTTTTGGCTTTAAGTAATTGTGCATCTTTAAGGTCTTCATCATCTTTTTTCTTTTGCCTAGCCTGATCTATTGCATCAAATTCAGCTTGTTTATCAACTTGTTTCTGATTTAAAGAATCAATTAGCTCTTGACTTAATAAACCATTTGCTAAGGCTTCTGCCATTAAAGTTGCATTATGCTCTTTTATTTTTTGTAACTCTAAAGCTCTTCTCTCATCTTCTGTATTTGCACTCGCATCTCTAATTCTATTCTGTAAATCATTGAACTTTTTAAGTCTTTCTTCTTCTTTTTTTAATCTTTCTGCTACTATTTCATCTTCTGATTTACCATTTTTTGTTTTTTCAGTTTTACCTCTTGTTGGTTTTATAAATTCAGTAAAATCTAGTTTTTCTGTTTCTTTATCAATCGCTTCTTGAATTTTTGCTCTTCCAGCTATAAATGTTGATAATTCAGATGCAATTTGTTTCTGTCTTAATTTAGATGCGTTAATTTGCGTTTGTATTTGCTCCTTTTCACCTAATGTAAAAAACCCACCTTTATCATCTGTTGATGCCTTTTGTTTAGCAATTAATTCTTGCATTACAGTAGCCTCTTCCATCAAAGCTATATTTGTTTTACCAATTACAGTTTGTGCTTCTAACTCATCACTATATAAACGTTCTATGTTTGTTAATATAGATTTATTTCTTGCTTGTATTTTAATAGATTCAATTTGTTGATCTATAAATACTAAAGAGTCTGCTGTTAGGTTGTTATTTTCATCTAGCTGCAAATTGGAATCACCATACTTTTCATTTAGATTTTCAACTACTCTTGCTAAGTCCTCACCTCTTAAAGCTCCAGATTGATATGCTTTTGCAACTGTTTTTAATTCAACGCTTTGTTTAGCTATGGATTGATTCATAGCCAACATTTCTTTTTGTATATTTTCTCTTGCTTTTTTTGTTTCTTCTGATATACCTCCTAAAAATTCTTTTACTTTATCAAAATTAGCAACTAATAAACCTACCCCAACAACCAAAGCACCAATACCAGTTGCCAACATAGCTCTTTTAAAACCCCCTAATCCTTTTGACGATAATGAAATAGCCTCAAAACTATCTTTAAACTTTTGAGCTAAACCGCCTGTAAGCTCATTAAGTAATCCCATTGCACCACCATTACTTATTAAATCTTCTGTTAGGTTAGATGTACCTTTACTAAGTTGAGATTGTTGTAGCTTTAATTTTTTTACTGATAATGTCTGATCTTTTAATGAGTTTTTAACGTGCTTTAATTGATCGTTATATTTCTTTTGAGCAGCTAAAGATGATTTAGGTGTATCAGCTAATTGACGTTCTAATTTTTGTTGTTCTTCCCTTAGCTCTATTGTAATTTGCTCTTGCTCCTCAAGTATGTTATTTAACAAATTTAAGTCTGTAATAGCATTACTTGCATTTACATTAATATCTATTGTTTTTTCTATCGCCATTTTATCTCCTGTTTAAGTGCTTTGTAACCCTCTTTTATTGTTGTAGGTAGTTTGTGTTTACCTTGTGCTATACGGATGTTTTCTGTTTCTCCGTCAGCGTGTTTTAAAAGTTCTAATATATTCTTTATCATTATTCTAGTATTATGGTGTCTGATCCCTCAGTTATTAGTGTATCTCCATTCTCTGCCAATGCAGTAGGTGCTGGGTCTGTTGTTGCAAATACTATTCTATCATTAGAAAATACAACACTGCTACTGATGGTGTATCTTGTTCTTATAGCAAACTTGTATGTAATATCACTTGATAGACCAGTTAAAGTTCTACCACTAATGTCGTTGGCTAGTGTTTCTACAAAAGCATCATCTTTGTAAATGTCGTACCCTGTTATATTATTAGCAACTGGATCGCTTAAAGGAGTCCAGCCTAAAGTAACAAAGTTAGTACCCTTACCAGCAACAGTAATATTTGCTAGTCTAGGTAAAAGTGCAGATTGGTTGTTTTCAACAGAAGATATATCAGCACTTATGCTGTATAATTCTAAAGAACTTTTGTTTGTTAGTAAATTGCTTTTTATAGAGTTTATTCTATAAGGTTTATTCCCTATAATAAATGTATCATTTAATTGATATTTTAAAACAATATGTAATGGCAAATAAGCATCTACTTTATTAATTCTAGCTTGTTTTTCAAATACACTTGTTACATAGTTTAAATAATATTTAGCTAGTAGATTAGTTCCTTTTGGCTCTAAAAAAAACTCATCTTGCTCTATACTAAAATTTAAAGCAGATGATGTATCGCTAACAGCACCACTTGATACTCTTACTTGACTAGGTCTGTTGTATTCAGTAATAGTTGCTGGAGAGCCACCATCAGCATTTGCAAAAGTAAAATTTGTACTAGATGTATGTCTAGTTATATAAAGTAAAAGTGGTTTTCCTATTGTTGCATTAAAGTCCTTGTCTAACATAGCACCTTGTCCAATAGTAGTTAAAGCACCATTGTTTTCATCAGACAATCTTTCATACATTATTTTTTCAAAATCTAATTCTATTTTGTAGTCAGTTCCATCCCCTTGAGGTAATACATAATTTATACCACCAAAATTATCTGCTTGTAACTCATCTGATTTTTTTACCAAAAAAGTTTCTTTACTTTTAAAATTAAAATCAAAACTCTTATAAGGTAGTACTTTACTTATGGAGTTTTTAGTTGTATCTACATATTTAGTAATGTCATAAGAAACACCCTCTAAATAATAATCGTTTAAAGGTAAAACTCTTATTTTATCATCTTCTTTATAGGCTACCAAATTAAACATCTTAAATAAGTTTGTTAAGAAGTCTATTGTTTTAATCTTAGGCATTTGTCTATTAATAATAACAGTATTAGCTACTGATAAAGTATCTAGAGTATATGTTCCTGTATTACTGTTGGCTGTTGTAGATGCAACAATATTAAATGCTGATATGTTAAAAGTGTTAGGAGAAGTTACTTCTATAATTACATTAACAGTTCCATTATTAAAATTTACAGGGCGTGAATATGATGTACTGCCAGTAAGTTCTTCATTTAATATGTTTTCTTCTGTTGTGAAAAAACCTGTATCAAATAATTCTACTGATGGTGTATATACTCTTAAATTAAATTCATCTGTTGCTGATGCTGTTGTTATATTAAATGTTAGTGTAGCAGTTGTACTATTTTGCCCAATAATGTCTGGGCTTTGAGCTATTAAAGGGCGCATTTCTGTTGTACCACCTTGTAAAGTTAAACCAGAATCAACATCATCTGGAAAATGAAATTTAGCTTGTAATACATTTAATCCTCCACCCTCTGGGGCATTGCTCATAAAACCCTTTTCTCTGTGCATCCATAAATACAGTCTGTTAAAATCTTCTGTGTTAAAAAACTCCCCTGTAAAATCTATTTCTGAATATGTAGCTTCAATAGCATCTATAATCTTTCTTACTTTTATAGCTGGTTTTATATCTCTGTAATTTAAAAACTCGCTAGGTGTGGATGAAGATTTATATTGATTATTATTATATCGCATATTTTTAGTATGCGTAATTAATGGAAAACATACATCTGATAAATTTATAAACTTATCTAATACTGTTGTATGATTGTATGCAAAATTTAAACTACTTGGGAATATTAAATCTTTAAGCTGTGTTTCTCCAAGTAAGTCTTTCAAATCAATAGTTTCTCCAAAGAATACAATCTTATATGCGTGTGGTTTATTATTTTTTAAACTAACACTACTTAATCTTATTTTGCCTTTCTTATAATCAGTTCCATTTAGCTTAATAAGTGCATCTACTTTACGCCTAGCATCAAAACTATCTAATATATCAGAATCTTCATAGTGTCTAAATATTTTAGAATTATGTTTAGAAGCTGGTACATTAAACTGCTGTGAAAAAGGAGTAAATATCTTAGCTACATCTTTTACGTTTTTTATACTATCTGTAATACTTACACTTTCATCTTCAAATAAATCTAGTCTTTGAAAATCGCTTTTTATTACATATTGATTTCCAACTGTAAAGAAATTGCTTCCATCAGTAGATTCTGATAACACTAAAGTAGTATCATTAGTTACAGCAGTTACCTTAGCAGATGTTCCATTTGTTTTATTAAATACGATATATCCTACCTCAACAGTAGATGTAAAACTAGCGTTGGCATCAATTAAATTATTAGTAGATGTGCTTGTAGCTGATGATGGTTGTATAAAAACGCCATCTCTTATATATAACTCTATTATCTGCATTAGCGTACATTATTTATAGTGTCAAAAGCAAATTCAACTTCTATTGTATAATTTATGATCTTGTCGTTTAATTGTGTCTTGTATGCTAAAGAGCTACTTGTTACTTGTATTGGTAATGTCTGTGAGTTTATCTCTATCCAACAATCCTCACTTAATTGCATTTCTTTAAATACATCATTGTAAGCCTCTGGATAATATCCTGTGTTTAGTGTTAGTTTCTCTTTACCATTCTTTGTGAGTGTTTTATCTTGATGGTTGCTTATGCTGTAAGATGCACTACTAATTATGTTACGCTTAAACTTTTCTTTTTTAGTTGTTAGAGCTTCGTTAGTGCGTTTGAAAAACCAAATATCTTGTAAGCTACCAAACTTATTAATAAAGGTTACTTTGTATGGCGTAAACTTACACTCGCTTTCATTCTTTACAGTTAGCTTAGTAACACCACTTGTAGTATCTACATATATTGTGTCAAAGTCAAATAATGTATATTTTTTAGCAAACTCAGACAAACAATCGCTACCCTCAAAAATACCTCCAACTTGTATTACTCTATCCTCAAACTGATCTGAGCCATTTATACCATTTGTAACATATTTTATTTGTGTAGTACTGTTTGTGGTTGAACCTATGGCTTGTGTAAATACCTCACTTCCGTTTAGCTCATATGTTACTTGTGTAGCTAAAGATGTATCAACAGCTATTGTAGCTGGTGCATCATCTAGCTTAACTATTGTAGTATTAGACTGTAATAGTCCTTGATTGTTAGTTGGGTTTACTCCATCTTCAAAAAAGCCATAACCATAAAAGCCTTTCAATTGTGTAAAGCTACTTGCAGAACCCTCTGTATTTTGGATTGTGTTTGTTGTCCTGTAATCTACCCATTGTATCTCACTTGAATAACCTCCACTAAACGTATTAGTAAAGTAATCTCTTACTAATTCAGCTATTTCAAAAGTACATCTGTTTTCTACTGCAAATGATCTAAGTGTATAGGTAGCTGTTGTTGGTCTATCGTTATTAGTTGCACCTACTCCTCTTGTTCCTGTATATATAAATAACTCTAACTTACAGCTTGTTAAATTAGTTGCAGTTATTGTTATGTAGTATGGACTTCTTGCGTTTATTTTGCTCATTTGCTTATGTTTACTTGTATCTGTTTTTCTATTCCTATTGAGTAGGCTTCTACTAATTCGTCTGGCAATCTTTTAAATGCTTCTTCAAATGGCTTAGTAAAAAACATACTAGGTCTTATTCCTTTTTTATATATTGATCTAGCTATAAGAAACTTTAAACTTTGCCTTTTTGCAAAAGCACCACCTTTACCTCTTGGTGCTATACCTTTTCGTATTACCCACTTATCAAATGCTCTTGTTGGTGGCATCTTATCTGTGTACTTATAAGGAGTGTTATATTTCTTTTCTTTACCACTTACCCCTTTATCTTGAAACTTACCATAATCTTCCATCTCAAAACTTAGAGAGGTCTTACCATTGTTTTCTTCAATATTAAAATTTAAACTATCGTATAACTCCCTTGATACATTCTTACGCCTTTTTGTAAGATTTGTTCTTGCTTGTTGTATAACATACTTAGCAAATTTATTTAGCTCATCTCTTACAAACCTATCTAACATATAGTAATATCGTTATGTATTAATATATCCATAGTTGCAGCAAACCCAGCTAATCGATTATCAAACCTTTCATAAAAAGGCTCTAGTGTTGCATCTCCTTGTAATTGGAATTTATCACTATATAATGTACCTCTGCGTAATACCATTATTAATTTATTCAATACTGCTAGTTGAGTGTTAAGTACATCTTGTTCATTATTGTTTCCTACAAATATATCTGTTGTTTCTTTCTTGCTCTCATCTACAACGTCCATAGCCATAACAGTAATATTAAAAACTAGTACTTGTTCTTGTGTAGTAATGCTATTTATTACAATATGCGATAAAGGAAATATGCTTTGTTTAGATAAGTCTATATCAAATATATCTCCTGTTGTAACTGTGTTTACATTAACATCACTTAATAGTTGTGTCTTAATTGTTTCTGTTAATTGGTAAAATCCTCTTATCCCTGTTTGGCTCATTGAAATTTGTTTTTAATTCTTGCTGCTTCTATATCGTTTTTCTCTTTTGTATATTCTAAAAAAGTTAAGCATTGATGTACGTTTAGTTTAGTGATATTTTCAAATCTTGTAATATCTCCATCAGCGATTGCATAGAGTGAGTTAAACCATCCCCATTTTGCTGTAAAAGAAGATGCTGTGCTAAAGCCCTCTCGTTCTTCTTGTCCAAAGAGTTCAACATAACCATCGATAAGTCCTTGCCTAAATTGTAAAAAAAAACAATAGCACCCAGTACTACATCTAAAGGAAATTCTTTAGCAATCTCGCTAGTGTCTGGATCATAATCTTTTATATTATACCTATTCCCTCTTTTGTATTCTATTGGTCTAAACAAAACGTTTAAAGCTCTATGTAAATTATTATTATCTCCTATGAATGTATCTAAGTCCATATACTCTCCAAAGCTCATATCGGCTAACTCTGGAATAAAGCCATACTCTACTCCGTTAAGTGTAAACCTTTTTAATAATTGATCATTCGAAGAATCAAACATACTG